AAAGCGAAACCCATCTAAGTGAGCATACCTAGATGGGCTTCTAACCAAGAAAGTAAGAGGGTACTTTAATGGCTGGAAATGATTGTAAGTCATGCAGACATTTTCATGGCAAGGATTTGGGAGTTTGTAGGAGATACCCTACTTACCAAATGAGACATGAAAATGAGCTGTGTGGAGAATTTGCAGAGAAAGCAGTTGCCAAGCCTTTACCTGATTCTGATGAGTCAGGTGTTTTTTCGAACATGGAAAGGCAGCTCTTAGAATTACCAGTTCTTGAAGACCCCCCAAAACGTAGAGGGAGGCCCAAGAAATGAAACCATTAAGAGACAAGATATTTGTCAAGCCTGAATCAAGATTTCAGAGTTCGTTATACATTCAAAGTGCAGAAGCAGACACTTGTGGATACATTGTTGCAGTAGGTGATGAGGCCAAAGAAGAAGGCCTTAACATTGGTGACAAGGTTTACTTTGGAACAACAGCCAAAGACTACAAAGACGAGTATTTAAAATACCAAGAATTCAAGGACAATGACCAAAGATTATTGGTTATGTCATGGCAAGATGTGTGTTTTGTGGAGGAAATAGAATGAAAGCTGGACTTTACGCTAACATCCATGCCAAACAAGAACGCATTAAGAAAGAAAAGGCAGAAGGTAAGCCTGTAGAAAAGATGCGTAAGGTAGGTTCAAAGGGTGCTCCAACTGCAGAAGCATTTAAACAATCAGCAAAGACTGCCAAAAAATGAAAAAGCACGACAAACCCATCGCACACAAGACAACTGGTAAAGGCAAGACTTACAACCCTACAGAAAAGGGTGCAGGAATGACTGCAAAGGGTCGTGCTGAATACAATGCAAAGAATGGTAGCCATTTGAAAGCACCAGCTCCTAACCCAAAGACTGAAAAGGATAAGGCTAGGAAAGATTCATTTTGCTCAAGGATGTCGGGAGTTGTCAAAAACGCTAAAGGCCCTGCAGAAAGGGCTAAAGCATCACTAAAGAACTGGAACTGTTAATCATGCCACTAATCAAAGGTAAGTCTGAGAAGACTCAAAAGAAAAACATCGAAACTGAAGTAAAAGCTGGTAAGCCAGTTAAGCAAGCAGTTGCCATTAGCTACGCAGTAAAGCGTGAAGCTGAAAAGAAACCCATGAAAAAAGGAAAATAAATGTTTAACTTCACACACTCAACTCAAGAACTTAACTTGGTCATCCAGTCTTTAGAGCACAAGATCAGAGACATGACTGAATTGCTTAACAAAATGGTAGCTCAAGCACAAGCTCAAGCACCAAAACCACAAGTTACAGATGCAAGTACAGAAGTACAAGGTTGAGGATTTAATTCCATACGTCAATAACAGTCGCACCCATTCTGAGGAGCAGGTTGCACAAATAGCAGCAAGCATTAAGGAATTTGGGTGGACTAATCCAATATTGGTGGATGGAAGTAAAGGCATTATTGCTGGTCATGGCAGGTTACAGGCTGCAAGAAAGCTAAAGTTAACTGAAATTCCAGTTATTGAGTTAACACATTTAACAGAAACCCAAAAGAAAGCGTTAATTATTGCTGACAATAAGTTAGCTTTAAACGCTGGTTGGGACAATGTATTGTTAACCATTGAGCTAAATGAGTTAATGGCTGACGGCTTTGCTTTAGAAATCTTAGGGTTTGACCCAAATGAGTTAAGCGCATTGCTTGATGTTGAGGTTATAGAAGGCTTAACAGATGAAGATGCCGTTCCAGAAGTACCTGAAGAGCCGAAGACTAAACTAGGTGACATTTATCAGCTTGGCAACCACCGCTTAATGTGTGGAGATAGCACAAGTATTGATGCCGTAGATAAGCTAATGCCAAATGAATTGGCAGATTTAGTTTTTACAGATCCACCTTATAACGTAGCTTATAGCGGTCGAGGTGAAAATAATCTTGGCACAATTAAAAATGACGATATGTCCGATGACAAATTTGAGGACTTTTGTCGGAGCTTTTTTGGGTGTTATTTTGCCAAAATGAAGGCTTTGGCTTGCATTTATGTATGTCATCCTGATAGCCAATCAGCGCCTAAATTGGCATTTGAAAAGACTTTTGCAGAACAATTTAAAAAATCAAGCACTTTAATTTGGCTAAAACAGTCCGCAGGCATGGGTTGGCAAGATTACAGGTCGCAACATGAGCCAATTTTGTATGGTTGGAAGCCAGGCACAGGTAAGCACTTTTACTCAGGTGACCGCACAAAAACAACAATTTGGAAAATAGGCAGAGATGCTCAATCCAAATATGTTCACCCAACTCAAAAGCCTGTTGCATTGCCTGAAGAAGCCATTAACAACAGTAGTAAAGGCCAAGACATTGTTCTAGACCTATTTGGCGGTTCAGGGAGCACATTGATAGCTTGCGAAAAAACCAAACGCTATGCAAGGTTAATGGAACTTGACCCAAAATACTGTGATGTTATAGTAAAACGATGGGAAGACTTTACTGGAAAGAAAGCAGTATTGTTGACAGAAGTAATGCAAAATGCTTAAATATTAACGAGTTCCCCTTAATAAAATGCCAGTCATACCTCAAGAGCCTCATGTGCCAACTGATGAAAATCGTAAACTAGTCGAAAGCACTAGTGGATTAGGCTTGCCTCACGAGCAAATTGCTATTCTTGTGGGAATTGATGATAAGACTCTACGCAAGTATTACAGGGCAGAGTTAGATTTAGGCAAGGCCAAGGCTAATGGTCAGATTGCCAAAACATTGTTTAGTAAAGCTATTTCAGGTGATACAACGTCATTGATCTGGTGGACTAAAGCTCAAATGCGATGGTCTGAGACAGTCAAGCAAGAATTAACAGGCGCAGATGGTGAAACTTTAATACCAAGTATTCAAGTTACATTTGTTAGGCCTAACGAAGTTGGTGAAAAGGATTAGCACCTTGGATGGGTTTCTTAGAAGTGTTGTCCTGTCCAACCCTGCTTTATGGGAGCACCAACTGTGAATTTGCAAGAAGCCATTAACAGAGTTGAGTTTCCTGAGAAGCTGGAATGCCTGTTCAAGCCATCAAGGTATAAAGTGCTCTGGGGTGGTCGTGGTGGAGCAAAGTCTTGGGGCATAGCAAGGGCTTTGCTGATTCAGGGTGCTATTAAGCCTTTACGCATTCTTTGTGCTCGTGAGTTTCAAACCTCAATCAAGGATTCAGTTCACAAGCTGTTAAGTGATCAGATTGCGTCTATGGAGCTAACTGAGTTCTATGAGATTACTGACAGAACGATTAGGGGTAAGAATGGTTCAGAATTCAATTTTGTTGGCCTAAAGAACAACGTAGCTAACGTTAAGTCTTATGAGGGTGTGGATATTTGTTGGGTGGAAGAAGGTCAAAGCGTGTCTGCTAGGTCATGGGATGTGTTGATTCCTACGATCAGAAAAGAGCAGTCTGAAATTTGGGTAAGTTTTAACCCAGAGTTAGAGTCAGACAATACTTATCAACGTTTCATCATTCATAGCCCAAGTGATGCCCAAGTCGTTAAGATTAACTGGTCAGACAATCCTTGGTTTCCTGAGACGTTAAGGTTAGAAAAGGATGCTCTCAAAGCTCGTGATCCTGAAGCCTATGCAACAGTCTGGGAAGGTGTTTGTAGGCAAACTGTAGATGGTGCTATTTTTGCCAAAGAGCTGCAGATGGCTGAATTGCAAGGCAGGATTGCCAAGGTTAACTATGACCCTGTTAAGCCAGTTCATGCAGTCTTTGACCTTGGTTGGTCAGATGCAACTGCAATATGGTTTGTTCAGTTCATTGGCATGGAGACAAGGTTAATCAGATACCATGAAACTAGCCAAGAAACGATTTCAGCAATCATGGCTAAGTTGCAGACCTTTGGCTACATGATAGATACATTGTGGTTGCCACACGATGCCCAGAACAGAACGTTAGCATCAAATGGCAAGAGCATCGAAGAAATAGTGCGTTCTTTAGGATTTAAGACTAGAATATTGGAAAGAGTGCCAATTGTTGACTCTATTAACGCTGCAAGGACAATCTTTCCTAATTGCTATT